GTTCACTCATGGCCTTGCATCCAGTTATCTTGAGGGTGCAAACTTTCTTACTGCGGCAGTTAGTACTCCAGCAGATTCTATGGGTCATTCTCTTCTTCTTCTCTGGGGTCCTGAGGCTCAGGGAGATATCGTCCGCTGGTTCCAACTTGGGGGACTCTGGACTTTTGTGGCGCTCCACGGCGCTTTCAGCTTAATTGGTTTCATGCTCAGGCAGTTTGAAATTGCTCGTTTAGTAGGGATTAGACCGTACAATGCTATTGCGTTCTCTGGGCCTATTGCTGTTTTTGTCAGTGTGTTTCTCATGTACCCACTTGGACAATCGAGTTGGTTCTTTGCGCCGAGTTTTGGTGTTGCAGCGATTTTTAGGTTCCTCTTATTCCTTCAGGGATTCCACAATTGGACGCTCAATCCCTTCCATATGATGGGAGTTGCTGGTATACTGGGAGGAGCACTGCTCTGTGCCATTCACGGAGCAACAGTAGAAAATACTCTGTATGAAGACGGTGATGCATCAAACACGTTCAAAGGGTTCGAACCCACGCAAGAAGAAGAAACCTATTCGATGGTTACTGCCAATCGTTTTTGGTCACAGATTTTCGGGATTGCTTTTTCTAATAAGCGTTGGCTTCATTTCTTTATGCTCTTTGTTCCCGTTATGGGTCTGTGGACTAGCTCTATTGGTATTATTGGTTTGGCTCTTAATCTTCGTGCCTACGATTTCGTATCACAGGAAGTAAGAGCAGCAGAAGATCCTGAGTTCGAGACCTTCTACACGAAGAACATTCTTCTCAACGAAGGACTACGTGCTTGGATGGCACCTGTTGATCAACCACACGAGAACTTTGTATTCCCAGAAGAGGTTCTGCCCCGTGGCAACGCACTCTAAGGGATGCTGTGGGGCAGGATGTCCTGACTGCCCCTTCCGACCTAAAACTAAATGTTGACAAAATTTAAAAAATCTGATACACTGGGGGGTAGATTGCCCTCTTTTTTATGCAAATTGAAATTTATAGTGTTCTAGGATGTACTTATTGTTTAAAAGCAAAAGAACTGATGGAGCGAGCTAAACTAGATTATACTTTACATGTAGTGGGGAAAGACATTACACGAGATTCGTTTAAAGAACGTTATCCTCAAGCAACCTCATATCCTTTTATTGTGATTGATTCTGAACCTGTGGGTGGTCTCACAGACACTGTGAAAATATTTGTTGAAAAAGGATTGGTATCTTCTCGTAGACGAAGCTAATGAAAAAAGATCTTCCCGAACAAATAAATAGAGGTGTGGAGCTAATGCTCAGGAGGGAAAAAGAAACACCTGTAAAAAATGGGTTATGTATTCAAAAAAATTTTTCCCTCCTAAAGAAAAAGTTTGAAATAAAATTTGAGTTTACTTGGGGGGAATAAAACTTACTAATAGGAGTAGGGGAAATGTCTATCTCAGTCATACTATTTTTTTCTGCAGCATTAATGATTATGTTTTTAGTTGTTGGAGTTACAATTGGGTGGACTATTAACGAGTTTGCTTACAATTATTTGGTTAGACCAAAACTTCAAACACATCCAGAAATGTATGATGAAGAAGGAATTTGGATTAACGAGGAACTTCTGTCAGTTAGATTTGTTGAAGAAGAAGAGGAATACGAGGAAGAGGAATAAAATTGAATGATTATAATTGATATGAACCAGATTATGATTAGTAATCTGATGACCCAATTGAAACAAGATGTTTTAAATGAAAATCTTGTTAGACATATGGTTCTTACTAGTTTAAGATCATATGAAAAAGAATATCTTGCCGAGTATGGAGAGATAGTTCTTGCTTATGATAGTAAGCATTATTGGAGAAAAGATTTTTTTCCCTTCTACAAACAAAATAGAAAAAAAGATAGAGAAAAATCTGGTCACAATTGGCACGGTATTTTTGAAGTTTTAAATAAAATACGTGATGAGATAAAACAATATTTCCCCTTTAAAGTAATAGAAGTACTAGGTGCAGAAGCAGATGATATTATTTCTACGTTGTGTAAAAATAAAGATACCAAGAAAATCTTAATTCTTTCTGGGGATAAAGATTTTATACAACTACAAAAATATCCTGGGGTAAAACAATATAATCCAACTACAAAACAGTACATAACTATTAGCAACCCATACCTTTTTGTTAAAGAACATGTGTTGCGTGGCGATAAATCAGATGGTATACCAAATTTTCTTTCAAATGATCAAGTATTTGTAAGTGGAGAAAGACAAAAACCAATAAGTCAAAAAAGATTATCTAGATGGATAGAAGAAGAACCACACAAATTTTGTACTACTCCAGAATTATTAAAAAATTTTAATAGAAATAGAACTTTAATTGACTTTGATTATGTTCCAAAAGAACTAGAACAAAAAATATTACAAGAATTTAACTCACTAAATATTAGTGGAAAAAAAGTGCCGTTAGAATACTTTCAAAAATATCAATTGAATGATTTGTTGGAAGATTTCTTTTTTCGTAGTTCGTTACCATTTAAAAAATGAAACTATTAATTTCTGAAGTGCTCCAAAAAGTGAGCAACGCAAAAACAAAAGCTGAAAAAATTGAGTTACTAAGAAAATATAATTCACCTGCACTCAGATCTATTTTGATTGCAAACTTTGATGAGAGTATAATTTCTGAATTGCCAGAAGGGGACGTTCCTTTTACACCAAACGATGCACCAAAAGGAACTGAGCATACAGTTTTGGAAAAAGAATACCGTCGTTTGTATTTGTTCTTTAAAGGAGGAAGTTCTTCTTTAAGACCAGCACAAAGAGAAAATCTTTTTATACAAATGTTAGAAGGATTGAACGAAGAAGAAGCAAGTGTTCTTATTTTAGTTAAAGATAAAGCATTAGGTAAAAGATATAAAATTACTCGCGCATGTGTTGAAGAAGCTTTCCCACAAATTCAGTGGGGAGGGCGTTCCTGATGAAGATGTTCCATCATAATTGTGATCGTGAAGCGGCAGATGATAGGACTTTGCCATACAATACATATCTGGTGACGTATAAAATTGATGGAGTGATAACGTATGATCTAGTTCAATCAAACAAGGGGACGGAGATTTTTGATTATTATTGGGATAAATATCGTGAGGGGTTACTAGGTTGGAGACAATCTGAAGGTAGAGTAAACCCAAAATTGTGGGGAGCAAAATCATCAGATGAAAAAAAGAAAAAATAAATGGGAAAGCATTATCTCTTAAATTTGTATGGATGTTCATTGTCTGTGCTAGACAATGAATTTTTTCTTTGCGATATGTTAGAAAATGCAGCTGTAGCATGTGGCGCTCAGGTATTACAAACTATATCACACCAGTTTAATCCACAAGGGGTAACTGCAATTTGCTTACTTTCAGAAAGTCATATTAGTATTCATACATGGCCAGAGAAAGGAGAGGCTGCGGTTGATGTATTTACTTGTGGAAAATCTAATCCCAGGATTGCGTGTGATATAATAATAGAGCAACTATATGCAAAAACATACGAAATAGAATTTATAGAAAGGTAACAGATGTTACAAAATTACTTGACTATATATCATACAAGATCTATAATGATCTTACGTTCATCTGGAAACAGACGGAAGTAAGCCGACTCGGAACGGATCGTTCATCTATGGAAATCATTCTCTGGACTTGCGTTGAAGCTCAAAAGTTGATTAACAATGTTCGCACCTCAAAAGTGCCGAACGAGATAAAGGCAGAGCTCATTCAAATTCATAAAGAACATTCGCCAAAGACCTGCAAATTCATAGACGCAAAAGCCGACTGAAGGAACGCTCTTTAACCTGAACAACTAAGGAGAAACCTAATGTCACAAGTCGTATATCGTGGTGTCGCATATGACACCGAACAACGCCGTCAAGCACAGGCACAAACACAGCAACAACCTCAACAATACAATGAGACCTATCGTGGGGTCAAATTTGTAAAAGAGGGGACCAAGGGATGACAGCAACCTATCGTGGTGTGAAGTATAATACTCACACTCCAAAACTGCAGTACCGTAAGTGGTATGCAGAAACACATGCACCATCTCATCCACCAAATAAGTATCGTGGTATTCCCT